CGAAGAAATGCAGCTTGCCTTTGCACGGCCGGAACGGCAGCGGCCGCACGTGATCCAGGACAAACCCGAAGCGCCCCTCGAACCACTCGCTCGGGTGCTCGCGCACGCAGTCGACAAGCTCGGCCTCTCCTACGATGCCGCCGCGCGGCAGCTCGTGATAGGCCGGAATCAGCTCGGCCAGGGACGGCGCTAAACAGCGCACGTAGATCTGGCACGCGAAGTAGTCCGGCCGCGTCAAGGTGGCGGAGGCGTGAATCAAAACCCGCCCGCGATAGGTGGTTGACCAGTCGCGGTTTTCCACATTCTTCCACCCGTTCACGATAAGCCACGCCCAGGGCTGCCGAATCGAAAGTGCTTTCATGTTCGTTCTTCCGGTTCCTTCCATTTGACGTCCAGCTTGCGGAAAAGGTCCTCCTCATCCCACACGTTCACCAAACGGCCGGATCTCCACAGCTCGCCGCCAAACATCCGGTACCCGCGCGCGTTGGCAGCCGAGGCAAGGCCGGCGCTGAACTCGGCCGGCCCGGTCCGGATCGAGAGAATCATCCCCCAGGCGTGCGGCCGGGTCATGAAAAGGTCGAGCTTGATCTGCCTGGGCTCCATAACCCAGCGCTGCGTGTAGCGGCCTGTCGCGCTGCCTTTGAGCTTCGGCCACTGGTCGACCGCCCGACAGAACTGCGGGCAGGCCATCTCGTGCCCGCCGAAAAGGTCGGTCGTGGTTTGCTGGGGGATGCAAACGATCTCGATGTCGCCCACCTCGGCCTTGCGCCGGCGGATGCTCCCGGCGATGACGCAGCGGCCGGGCTCGCAGTGGGGCGCCAGGGTGGCGCGCACCATCTCGGCAATCGGGAGTGCTTCTTCGAGCTTCATGTGCGTTGCTCCAGTTCCAGCGTGACAAGGCACGCATTTTCCTCTGCTTTTCGTAAGAGACGGTTGGTGCCATCTTCGATGGCCGAGCGAGAAATGCGCAGCTTTAGGATCATGCCGCCGCCTTCGACTAAGTACGACGATTCGATCTGGCAGCGGATGCGAAGACGATCTGGAGCAGGCGCCGGCGTGTTGCCATCGAGCGACGGCGTGCCGCATCGCCTGCAGATCCACTCGCCCAACCACTCGAACCCGGCCTTGCAGTTGCAGCTCATGAGTCCTCCGGTGCGATGATGTAGTCGCCCTGGTACACGGTTTGCGGATCGAAGGGAGGCGGCGCGTGTTTGCGGCAGTAGTCGATGGCCTCGGCGATGGCCAGGCGAATCTCGGCAGGAGAAAGCCGGCACTCCCCGATTGTGATAACACAGCTTTGCGCGCGTGTAGCATTTGCGGCTTTGCGCAAATCCGCCACACGGGGGAGCCGGCCCGTGAGGCGCAGGCGGCAAACGCCGGCAACCCAATCCGTCAAGGTGTCGCCGACGGCGTCGGCGCAATGCCTGGCCTCGTCGTGGAGGTCTTTATCGATGCGCAGCTTCATGGACCGAAACACTCCACGGCGACGATGAAGACGAGGCATCCAAGCAGAAAAAAGCTGGTTGCCTGCCAGTAGCGGCGGCGGATGATCTCGATCTGATACGGCGTGCGGGCAATGTGCATTGACTACCTCCTTGTGTACCGGGCTTGAGGGGCGTTTGAAAGACGCTCGAAACCGCAGCGCGCAAAACAGCGGCGCGCTTTTGCAAGGCGCATGGCGGCGCTCTTTACTATAGAGTAGAGCACGGCATCGTAGTGCTCGATCTCTTCGGGCCGCTCGGCAACAAAGAAACCGTCTCCAGGGTTGCCGGCAATGGGGATGGGGAGACGGTCGTGCCAGGTCGAGATCAACGATCGCACGACGCGGCCCCGGTCACTCCCAGCGATGCCCAGGGCTGCGCCAATCGCGTCGGCCGGTTGGGCGTTCTCCTGGCCGCGGCAATGAACGCGCATGTGCCGCACAAGGTTTGCGACCTGCTCCGGGATCCCCACGGGGCACGACGGCGTGGAAGGCGCGGCGTCCAGGGGGAGGCTTATCTGCTGCTCGTTCAAAAGGGCACCTCGCTTTCCTGCTGGATGACCTGGGCGCCACGTATCGCGTACGCAAGCCTGTCGCGCAGCGCATCGATGAGGCAGGCCGCCTCGCGCGCGGTAAGCGCCTCGATGGCAACTTCGCGGCCGACGCTTTTACCTAGGATGCCATGGAGATACGCCTCGGTGCATTCGCCCTGCGGAAGAAACTCGCAGAGGCGTGCCCAGGTGGTGCGGATCATCATCGCCTGGCGGGATGTGATGTGGCCGCGCCGCGGCAGGCGGCCGCGCCAGTAGTCGCGCCGGAAAATGTGTTTCGAGCGGCCGATGGGATCCTCGACCGCGCCGGCGTCGACGCGGGAAAAAAGCATGGTTTCAAGCTCCGCCATGGCCGCCTCGAAACCGGCCTGGTTCATGCGCCTATCGGCGGCGGAGGAAACGCCGGCCGCCTGCCGCAGGACGTTGCGATACGTGGCTTCGCTCAGGCCGGCGGCCTGGCGGTAGATGTGGAGCAGACCTTTCTCGCGGTTACTGATCATCGGGAGGCGCCTCCAGAAACGCCCTGGCAATCTTGCAGACGGCCGTGTCGCCGGAGTTGATGCGGCAGCCGCTGATGTGCTCGCCCTCCAGAATGCGGGCTTTGATCGCGGTCTTGATGGGGCTGCTCTTCGTTTCGATGCAGTCGAAGTATCCCAGGCTCATGAGCGCCTCGAGCAGCATAGGCTCGTTTGTGATCTCCAGCTCCGTTGCGGTGCGCAGGCCATACTAGCCCTGCTCCGTGCGCCGGGTGCGGGGCTTCACGAAAAGCTCCTTGTGCGCGGCGATGAATACGACAAGCGCGCTGCGCAGATCCTCGATTTTGGTTTTGCAGGAGAGAAGCCGCTCCTCGTGCTGGGCCTTGAGCTCGGCAATCCTGCGGTCGAGCCTGGCGTTCTCGACCGCAAGGTGCTTGGTTGAAAGGGCCAGTTCGCGGAAGGCGCTATCTGCCTCCTCGACGGTGGACAGTGCGGGGCGAAGATCGGCAATGCGGTTTGTCATGGCGTGGTGTTTCCTTTCGTTGTTACTGCACGGTTTCGTAGAGGCGGCGGCGCTGGGTGGAGCCGATATCTTCCATCGTCTCCTGGGCGATCTTCATGACAAGCTCGTCGGTGAGCTCGCAGCCGCTGATTTTGCAATCCGTCCAGGCCCGGTTCATGATGTCGAGAAGCAGGCCGTAGTGCCCAAGCTTGGGGCGGATGGCGATGTCGTAGAGCTTTTCCAGCGTAGCCTTGCGGGGCTTGTAGTAGCGCTCGACCAGGGCGCGCACGTCGCCCTCGGGGATCTCGTCGCAGTAGAGCTCGAGCACCTGGTTGCACATGCGACCCATAAGCTGCCCGAGGTTGTAGCGCGAACGGCGCCGGATGAGGTCGAGGGTTGCCATGACATCGCTATTGGTGGCGATCAAACAGATGCCTCGCTTGCCATCCTCGTGCACCTCGATGCGCAGGTACTCGAGCAGGTCGAGGATCCATTTGTCGCGCCAGGAGGCGATCTGGTGGACCTCGTCGATGATGACAAGGTCGCAGATCGAAAGCGCGTCGCGAATGTCGTAGCGCAAATCGATGATCTTGCGGTCGCTCGTGTTGTGAACGCGGGCGGCGTGCGCAAGGTCGCGCAGGAAGACGCCCAGGGGATTGCTGCCGCCGCCCGGCTTGAGCGTGACCATGACCGTGCGCCCTCCGTTGTTGCGGTGGGTGTATTCGCGGGCGGCCGTGCTCTTGCCGAGCTGCTCCTCGCTCTGGATGACCTGGATGCGCCGGGAGTAGCGCGTCCTCTCGAACATCGTCCACAGGGAGCGGGCCACCTCGGTCTCGACAAACTCGTCGCGCCCGCCGAAGATCGCGCGCTTCTCGCGGCGCTGCCGCCACTGCTCGATCTTGCGGGACCTCAAGTCGTAGTTGCCGGCATAGCGGGCGGAAAGCAGCTGGGAGATGACGCCGGGCGATGTGCCGATCTGCACGGCCAGGCCCTTGACGGAAAGGCCCGCCTCCTTCGCGATGCGCAGCATGGCGAGGATCTCGCCCTGGGCGTATTCGCTCACCTCGGCCGCGTCAAGCGCGCGGGCGACTTCCTCCTCGCTGCGGCTGGCAAGGCTTTGCTCTACACTACCGGTTGCTCCTGACTCGTGCATACTGCTGCCTCCTCCTGTTGGGTTGCGTTTGCGAAAGCTCCGAAGCGGCCGGCCTGCGCCATGAGGCTTGCGCGGCGGCGGCCAGGCGCGCGCGCGGCAGGGGCCGCGGCGTCGCCGGAGAACGAGGTGCGGCTGGCAAGCTCGGCCGCACGGGCGGTGCGATCTGCCAGCGCGGACTTGAGCGCGCCCACGCGGCGGTCAAGCTCCGGAATGGAAACCGCCACGCGCCGGCGCTGGGGAGTGGGGTCTTCGGTGACCTGGGTGACGTCCACCAGCACCGCGCCCTCCTTGAGGATCGACTGCACGGCGAGCACCGCCTCCTCGTGCAGGTTGCGGGCGGATCGCTCGATGCGGCGCTTCTCCTCGAGCTGGCTATAGTCGCCAGGGGCGGCCTCGACATATTCCTCCACCATGCGCCCAAGCTCCGCGACATAGGCGGCGCCGGGCCACTCCTGGCTGCAATACGCGGTGACGTGCTCCAGAGTGAGCAGCTCTTCGTCGAACCGCCCGAAGGTGCGCTTCGCCAGGCGAATGCCGTTGCGGGTCACAGGGACGCGCTCGCCCTTGGCATAGAAAAGCGGCAGATACTCGGCCGGCATGACGCGCACCTCCTCGGCCTGCATCGAGCGCGCGCGTTCGTTCGGGCTCATGTGGCGCACGCTTCCGTCTTCCAAAACGATCTCGGGCAGCGCGCTGTGAGGGGCGTTGTTGCTGCGCTCCATGTACTGCCGCTCGATCGCGTGCCACTCCGCCGCCGTGGGGAGCACGGGCGTCTCTCCTCGCGCGATGCACTCGGCCGCATACTTCTTGAGCCGCTCCGTTCGCGCTGGCGCGCTGTGCCGCTCCTCGCCGCCCACCTGGCCGGGCTGGAACGCCTCGAGCTGGTGATACCTCCTGTGTGCCCGCTCGATGAGGCCATGGCCCTGCGGGTGGCCCTTGGCCACGTCGGGCAGCGCAAGCGCGTTGACGCGGCCGGCATCCATCGAGATTTTGCCCACCTCGACGCCCAGCTGCGTTAGCACCCACTCAAGCTCGTCGTCGCACGCGACCGTGCCGTTCTCGAAGTGGATCCTGCCAGGGACGCCGCCGGCTGGGGAGGCCATCGCAACACCCACCAGCGTGCGCACCTGCTCCTGGGTGATGGGGCACTCGCTCGTCACAAACGCAACGCACTGCCGCGTCGAGCAGCGGATGATCGAATAGGCGTAGGGCCGCAGGATGCGCTTGGGATCCTGGCCGTGGACGTACCAGTCGAGCTGGCGGTCGTCGATCTCCCACCTTTCATTATAAGAGAGCTTGTCCCAGGCCACCTCCACGTCCGGGCTCTGGTTCGAGCGGAAGCGCTGCACGCTGTGGAAAAGATCGCGCCCGCACTCGCGCGGATCCAGCTCGCGCATCCGGCGGCGCCAGGTGGCGAGGGAGATGCGGGGAAGATCCGGCACGTGCTGCCGGGCGATCTCCAGGGCGGCGGGAATGTCGCCGCGCGTCGTCTGCGAAAGGTGCAGAACGAAAAGCTGCGTGTCGCGCGCGATCGCGCCCGTCTCCCACACCGAGGTGCGCCCGGAGCGGCCCTTGCGCTGCGGGGCGAGCGACTCGATCTTGTGGCCGCCCTCATCCCAGGCGCGCTTCCATCCGCGCAGGGAGGAGGTCGAAAAGCGCGAAAGCGAAAGCAGCTTGCGCCGCTCCCGGCGATGGTTGCCGGGTAGCCGATCCTCCACGATGCACGCCTTCTCGCGCGGCCGCCTGGAAAAGTCGCGCACCACGGCGACGGCCGCATCCTCCTTCGCCATCACGCGGGAGAGCTGCTCGTAGAACTGCACCGCCTCAAGGCGCAGCATGGCGAGCGTGAGGTCGTCCGGCGCAAGCGCCTGCTTCGCCTGGGGCCGGGCCATGGCGTCCGGATCGCCGCCCGCCTTGCGCGCCTGCCAGTGCGCCGCGAGAGCGGGGTGCGCGCTATAGTGGTAGAGCTTGCGCGGCCGGCCGACGCCGGAGGCATCCGTGCGGACCTGGCCAGGCTGCAGGCCGGCCACCACCCGGCGCAGCGTGCGCTCGGGTAGATCCGCGATGCGCGCGAAATCCTCGAAGCCGTACCAGTTCTGCGCGTACTCTGGAAGCATCGCTACCTCCAAGGCTGCCGCCCCTCGATCTCCAGCAGTGCAAGCCACGCCTCATCCGGCATCGAGGCGAGCGCCAACGCCAGGTAATGCTGCGCGGCGGCAAGCTCCGTGCCCCACTCCCCGCGCGCCTCGGGCCGCACGGAGCGCAGCCCGTTCGAGATCCCCTCGATCCGCCGCATCGCACCGGCCAGATCACGCGCGCAGGATTGCCGCGCGCTCTCGCTCTTCCACGGGCTTGGCGATGCAGATGCGCTGGCCATACGTGAGAATCGCTGCGGGCACCCCATGACTGCGGATTCTTGCGAGCTCATTACTGCACCACCTTTCGTACGTTGGATTGCCGTACTGGCTTTTTTCGACGATCGCTGTGCGCTGTTCTATGACCGTAATGTGGTGCATCATCTTCGGTTCTCCTGGGGTTTGCTTTGACTCGAAACCGGAAAAGCTTCTTGCGCTCAGCGAACACGGCCTTGGTTCCAAAAAGCCGCCGCCGCATATTCGCTACGGAAATCCCAAACACAGCCGCCATCTTCTGCTCTATAAAAGGAAGAGCTTTCTTCACGGTGCTATATTCATGGATGCAGCGCACGCAGCATCCACAATCAAGAGCAATGTCAATCACCTGGTAAACGGCCATCGGATCGTCGCCGAACGTGCGCACGCGTTTCTCCTCCAGGAGGCGGGCGAGTCCGGGATTGGCAGTGCAGCGGCTCATGGCTTGCCGCCTTCCGTGGGAGTGGTATTCTTGGGAGCGCAACTCAACACAGGAGGGCTGGATGAAGAAACTGCCGTGGCTGACTGAGGCGATGAAAAACGCAGCGGATGATCTCCTTGCAATGGGTGGCTTCTTTCCTCTACCGAATCCACTCCTGGCATGGGTTGAGAACATTCCATTTCGCGATCTGCGCGCGGCGGACAAGCTGTGTTTTGTCTTCGCAGTCGAGCGGCGTTGGCCTCGGATACCCATTGATCAAAGGCTCCAGATTTTTCTAAGGATTCAATTCGCGCAATCAGCCGGAGCAAGTCTGCTCGACCCCGGCGTTCAAGGGATGCTTGCCGAAGATGTAATATTGGAGCAACTGCTGATCTCCCGATGGCACGAATGCGGCTTGCAATTCGCCGCCACGATAGACAAGAAGAAGAGCCGCTCATACCTTCCTCCCTGACTTCACCGGTTCTTCCCCCACCAGCTCCAGCGTGCGCTGGCGCGGATCGGCAATCCGCATCGCTTCGGATTTGCGAACTACAGCACAGATACAATCGGAAAGAGACAGACCAAGATCTCGATGGGCTCGTAGGATCGCCTCCCCATTGTTCGTCACAAACTCGATGATGAATTCGAGCTCAAGCTCTGGGATATCTGTCTTCACCGTTCCCATATAGCGCTCCATGGTTGGTGCAACAGCTGGCAGATCGCCGCTTGTTTCTCTTGACTACGCTTGTTTCCGGAAATAAGCTGGGAGGCAAAAGACGGAGAGACGTTGAACCTATGAGCCAAGTCGGAAATTGTAATGCCGCGCTGCAAAAGGAGCGTTTTCCTTGTGATTGCATAGGGATTACGCTGTTTTTCGATTCGTGGCTTGTTTGTTTCTGCGTCTCTCATGGTTCAACAAGTAACCTGTTGTTGTTGGTAAGATATGGTAATCTCCGGTAACACACAACAAAAATTACTTTTTTATGGCAACTATCGGGACAAGGCTTTTGTCGCTACTTTTGTCGCGCGGAATGACGCGCACTTCCCTGGCGCACAAGGCTGAGGTCTCCGTGAAGACGATTTACTCCATCCTGAACGATGAGCACGAGCCTTCACTCCCCGTGATCGCCCGTATTGCCGAAGCGTTGGGTGAGAAGCCGGAGGTTCTCACGCAAGGCGCCCCGAGCTGGCCACGCAATGGATCTGAGGAAGGTCCGGAGTGGAACGGCAGGCAGATCCGCCCGAATGAAGGCGCGAGCGCTGAGCTTGCGGCCACGATGCTGCGGTTGAGTGAGGCCGTCCGCATTTTGAGCGAACGCATGGCCGGCGTTGAGCGTGAGTTACAGGCAATGCGCGAACACAAGAAAGAAAAAAAGCCATGAGTACGAAAACGTGTTTGGCGATGGTATTGGTTTGCGTAATCACAATCTCGGCAAAAGCCGGACTTGATGATTCTTACGCGTGGTTTGTCGAAAAGTACGGCAAACCGTTTTCGACAAGTCAAACAGCCGTCGGCTTTCAAGCTACGTGGTCAACCAACAACTTCGCGATCGTATCTACGTTTTCAAATCATGTGTCGGTAATGATGGCGTATGCAAAGATCGATGATTTAACCGGCCTTCGTTTGCCGTTTAACGGCAGCGAAAAAAGGCAGATTCTGGAGGCCAACGCTCACGGAAAAATCTGGAAAGAGATTGAGCAGAAAAATGACTTTGCGAAGAGTTTCGGCGATCGGTTGGACGCCATGAAGGTGGCAATGCGATACACGCTCTGGATTCGATCGGACGGAGCTTGGGCCTCTTACGATCATGTGCAAAATCACTTTTTGATTTTCGCGTGGTCGATGTATTCCAGTTTTGAAGCTCTGCCCAATCCGTTCTAAGAATCTTTTTGCTTTGCTTGTCGTGACCGCTCTGGCATTGCCTTTTCTTGCAATATGAGCCATTACGCCGAGTCCGGCAAAATGGCTCCGATTTAAACTTCTTTTCTCGACAACCGCATTTTTGTTTCCATGCTCGCGCATAAGGCGCGGTGGGCCACGCGGGTGCGTGAGTCCCGGCCGGCTGCCTCCTGCAATGGGTTGCACCCCGCCCGGCTTCGATCGTGGGGCCGGGCGGGGCCTTGAAAAGGGCGCGAGGAAACGATGCTGGTTTGCCTGTACCGCGGCCGCTCGGCGACGAGCCGCCTGATCCGCTGGTTCACCCGTGGGGTGTATTCGCACGCCTCCTGCCTGGACCCCGAGACGGGAAGCGAGTTCGAGAGCTGGAAGGGTGGCGTCACGTTCGAGCGCGAGCTGGGCGAGGGCCACTTGGAGCGCACGCCGATCGACCTTTTCGCGGTGGAAAATCTTTCCGCCGAACAGGCGGCGAAGGTGCGCGAGTTTCTGGAGTCGAAGCTCGGGACGCCCTACGATTTTCGCGGAATTTTCCAGTTTTTGACGCGCCGGGTGCAGGCCCGTCCGGAGCTGCGGTTTTTCTGCAGCGAGCTTGTTTTTGCGGCGTTCGAGGAGGCGAAAGCGCCGCTGCTCCTGCGCTGCCAGCCGTTCGTCGTGCACCCCACGCTGCTCTCGTACTCACCCCGCCTCACGTACCTGGGAACGGTGCTCTCGGGTAAGGGGATGTGCTGGCGGCACCTGCTGGGGAGGGCGGCGTGATGGACCTTGCCGGGATCACGGTGACGGCGCTCATCCAGATGGGGATCGGGACGCTGTTTTATTTCGCGGTGCGCCGCAACCTGGACAAGGTGGACCGGCTCGAGGAGAAGCTCGAAGACCTGGAGCGCGAACGGATCGATGCGATGGAAGCCACGCAGCGCGATTGCCGCCTGCGCTGCGAGCGGGAGCGCGAGCACGAGGCGCAGTCGCGCAAGGAGTTGCACCGGGACCTTTCGGAGGTGCGCCGCACGTACGTGACGGTGGCGGCGCTCAACGAAGCGCTGCACGAAATCAAGAGCGCGCAGCAGGATTTCCGGGGCGCGGTGCTGGATCTGGCGGCGATCAAAAACGAGATCGGGAACGTGGCGGCGTTCGTGTCGGAGGTGAACCAGCGGGGCATCGCGCTGCTTGCGGATGTGGCGCGGATCGAGGGCGAATTGCAGGGCAAGAAGGGGTGATGCACATGGACGCGGTGGCACTGCAGGCGCAGCGGGAACTGGATCGCGACATCCTGGCGTATTGCCGGGAGATGCAGAAGTTTGCCCCGGTCACGGAGGAGTCGATCGTGGAGTTCGAGCGCAGCGTGCGCCGCCGCGATGTGCTGGCAAGCCGCATCCGCGACCGCCTGGCATACCTCGTTTCGCGCGGCGACCTGGAGCGCAAGTTGGAATGGCAAGGCGGGGAGTTTGTGCATTTCGTGGTGACGGCGCAGGGCATGGATGTGCTGGACGGGAACCTGCCGCCGCCCAACTGGAAACCGGGAGGTGCCGCGTGAAGCGTGCTTTTGCATCGTGGCTTGGAATGGCGTTTGTCGTTGCGGTCTTGGCCGGGATGCTGGGCGGCTGCGCAGAGCTTGAGGGTTTGCGCGGCGCGGCGCAGGGCGCGGGCGAGCTGGCCCAGGCGATCACGAACCTGCAAAGCCAGGTGGAAGACCAGGCTCCGGCTGCCGGCACGGTGCAGGACCGGATCCCAGCTTTCGCGGGCGGGGCGTATGCCGATGCGGCAAACCATGGCACGCCGGTCGAGATCCGCTACCACGAGGCCAGGTGGCTGCAATACCCCGATGGGTGGTGCGCGAATACGGACATTCGCGAAACCGATTCGTTTCCGAAAAACTTCAATGAGCGGGCGATTTTGGGCTTTTCGGCGATGCTCTACGACGCCGGCGGCCGCAGCGCGGAGAACCAGCTCGTGACGCAGGTTGTAACGCGCGTGCTCTCGACGGCGCAGTACGACGAGCCGGCCGGGAGCGCGCAGCCCGACAAGATCGAGATCTCCATGCACTGCTCCGGAGGCTTCCGGTTCTGGTTTGTCTACTCGCACCACGGCGATGCGCCGGCCTCGCCAGGCCAGGCGGATTGCGGCTGGTTTACGGATGGGGAAAAGACGGTGCAGGGAAGGATCAACAAGACCGTGATCTACACCGGCAAGACCGGCCCCTATGCCGGCAAGCGCTACTGGTGCAGCGTGAGGAAAAGATTTTCGCGCGACGCGGATGCAAACGACCTGGGCCCAGCCCGCACGCTGCCACGGTGAGGAGGATGTTTGACATGAAAAATATCACACAGGATGCGATGAAGCGGGGCCGCGGCGGACGGCCGGGCGATGGGATGCAACCCGTCGCCGAACCAGCACAGCGCTGCTCGACGTTGCTGGATCCGCCTGCATCGCGTGTGTTCGCGGTGCTTGCCGCCGCGTGTGTGGTGCTTGGCGCGGGATCCTGTTTCGCCATTCCACCGGCGCCGCCGGCGGTGCTCATCCACACGCCCACCTGGGTGGAGTGGGATGCCGTGACGAATGACACCGAGGGCGCCGCGCTTTCGGGCGTGCGCTACGAGGTGCTGCGGGCGGATGTGGATGCCGGCAGCAACACGGTGTGGACGGTTGCCACGAACACGGCCGCTACCGAGGCGCGCCTCGACTGGCCGCTCGGGTGGCACTGGTGCACGGTCGTGGCGGTCGCGACGAACGGCGCGAGGAGCGCGGGCTCGAATGTGCTGGAGGTTCCCGCGAAGGCGAAAGGGCCGGCCGCGCCGGCGGCGAGGAAGCGATAGGACCATGGCGACGACGGTGAAACAGCTCCCCGAAGAGGCGCTTGAGAAGGTGCGCCACATGCTGCGGCGCGATGCGAATAGCGATCTTGCGATCGCGCGCTTCGCGGAGCAGTGCGCGGGCCGGGAGCTGTGGCCGAGCGATGCGGCGCGGCAGCGGGCGATCGCGCGGTACAGGCAGAGCGCGGAGTTCAAGCGCTGGCGCGAGCGCTTCGAGAACCAGGACATCGAGCTCAAGCGCCAGATCGCGGTGCAGAAAGAGGCGTTCGCCTTCGTGCGCGAGATCGTTGGGGAGGGCGCGGCGGAGGGCGCGACGGCCGTGTCGCGCGGGCTGCTGGCGCGGGCGCTCACGGTGGCGGCGCGCTGCGGGGATGAGGAGCTTGTGGAGGGGCTCAAAGGCCGCGGCTACATCGCCTCGCTCATCAAGCTTGTGCAGGAGCAGGCGCGGCTCGAAAAGGCCGCGCTGCGCGAAAAGGTCGCGGCGGCCGTGGATGAGGGGGCGAAGAAGAAGGCCACGCCGGAAGAGCTCGTCGCGGCGGTCGATAAGGTGATGGGACTTGCGTAATGGTGGAAGCACTTACAGATGCGGATGTCAAGAGCCTGAGCGACCGCGAGCTCAAGCGCGAGATGAACCGCTATTTCCTCGATTACCAGCGCGAGGAGATTCTCGACGAGTCGCGCCTTTCCCTGTGGGAAAAGTCCATCCGCATCGGCGCGACGTATTGCCACGCCATGCGCGCGGTGCGCCGGCGGCAGACGGGGCGGCACGGGGACCTCCTGCACACGAGCGTGAACGAGCGCATCGCGAAGGAGTTCGTGCTCGACTGCGCGCGCTTCTGCCGCATCTACGACGTTGTGGGCTCCTCGGATGTGCTCGAGAGCGAGGTGTTCAACCCCAGCGAAAACCGCACGGAAACGGCGTTCGAGATCCGGTTCAGGCTGCCCGACGGAAACAGCGTTGCGATCAAGGTGTTTTCGTCGAATCCTGACTGCCTGCGCGGCGCGGGCGGCGAGGTGAACATCGACGAGCTCACGAGCCACAAGCGGGCGGAGGAGATGCTCAAGGCCGCCGGCGGCCGTGCGATGTGGGGCTTTGCGATCCGGATCTGGACAAGCCACAAGGGCGTTTCCTCGTGCTTTAACCGCATGCTGCGCGAAGAGCGGGCCAAGGGCGCGGCCTCGCGCTGGAAAATTCGCACGACGACGCTCGTCGACGCTCTGGATGCCGGGCTCCTCGAAAAGATTAACGAGGTGCGAAAGCTTTCGCTCACGCGCGAGGAGTTTCTTGCCGACACGATCGCCGCCGTCGGCGGCCAGGAGGCGTTCGAGGAAGAGTGCCTGTGTAAGCCGCGTTCAGGAACCGACCAGGCGGTTCCGTGGCATCGCCTCGATGCCGCGCGGCTCTCCCCCTACCCGTTTAAGCGCGTGCACGTGGAAGGCGACCAGAGCTTCGACGCAATCGCGGCGCTGGCGGATGCGATTCTTGATTGCCGCCAGGCGACGCGCTGCGCGATCGGCTACGACGTTGCGCGAACGGGCCACCTTTCGGCGATCCCGTTGCTCGCTCAATTTGGAAAAGCCTGGCGGGTGGCGGCGCTCATCACAACGCATAAGCGCAAGTTCAGCCTGCAGCGGGCGATTGTGGAAGGGATCATGCGCGCCTGTCCGCGCATGGTGGGCGCAGGCGATAAGACGGGCCTTGGCATGCAGATCTGCGAGGAGCTCACGGAGGCCCTGGGCAACACGCGTTTTGTCGGTATCAATTTCGGGCAGCAAAAGGGCGCTTTGGGAACGAAGCTCACACAGGTTTTCGAAGATGGGCGCTGCGCCATTCCGGCGGAGCGTGAACATGACGATATCGCCTTTGACATCGCGGCCCTGCAAAAGGCTTCGCTGCCAAGCGGCCGGGCCTATTTTGAGGAGACCGCAAACCCCGTGAACAAGCTTTCGCACTGCGATATAGCCTGGGCCATTGCTCTTGCGCTGTTCGTGGGCGATGAGGAAAAAACCAACGTGGGAATCGCCATCCGATGAGCCGCCTGCGCACATTCTTTGCGAACCTGTCCCAGCTCGCCCGCAGCGACATTTCGAGCTTTTCCTCCTCGAACCTTGCGGGCGCATCCTTTGGCTCGCAGCTTGGCAGCATTTCGGGCGCGATGAATGTCCCGGGCGCTGCGACGCCTGCGGAATCGACGATCCTCGCCTATGCCTGCATCACGGCGCGCCGCGAGGCGGTGGGCGGGGCGCCGATGATGGTGACCGATGCCGACGGCAACCCGCTGGAAAGCGGACCCCTGGTGGAGCTTTTGCGGCGGCCCGCGCTGGGGGTCGATTGGGCGCAGTATGTGCGGCAGCTCGAGACGTACCTCACGCTCTACAACGTCGCCGCGATCCTCCCGGTGGCCGATGGCGACCGCGGCCCCGTCGAAGCGCTGGAGCTTTTGCACCCGGCCGGGCTGCGGGCGGAGTATGGCATCTATGAGCCGGCCGGCACCCCGCGCATTGTGCGCTGGCAGTATGTGGACCCCACGACCGGCGCGCAGCGCGAGTTTGCGGAGGGCACGCTCATCGTGCACCGCGGCTTCAACCCGCACGCGCCGATGGCGGCGCTTTCGCCGGTCAACGTGCTGCGCCGCACGATTCTCGCGGATATCTGCGCGCGCGAGCAGAATCTCGGCCTGTTCCAGAACGATGCGACTCCGAGGGGTTACCTCCACAGCGACGGCATCATGACGAAGGAACAGGCCGAGGAAGTGCTGAGCGCCTGGAACTCGCTGCAGCAGGGCTACCTCAACCGCCACAAGACGGCGGCCACCTGGGGCGGGCTCAAGTATGACAGGCTCCAGCTTTCCCCGGCGGAGCTGGAGTTCCTGGATACGCTGCAGCGCCTGCGGATCGACTACTACATGGCCTTTCGCGTGTACCCGGCGATGCTGGCCGAGATGACGGGAGAGACGGGCCTTTCCCAGGGCAGCTCGACCGGCGAGCAGCGCGTTGCCTGGTGGGAGGACGTTGGGCTGCCGGAGCTGGACCTCATTGCGGGGCTGCACCAGGGCGTGATCGACCGCATGGCGGGCGCCGGGCAGGCCGCTTCGCGGCGGGCGAGCCGCATGGAGCGCTGGACGCTGTCGCGCTCGCTGCTTCGGCGCCAGACGGCGGCCGGCCGGCTCACGATGTGGTTTAACGACAGCGCCATTCCCGCCCTTGCGCGTAACCGCACGGCCAAGGTGGACGCGGCGGTGAAGCTTGCGACGCAGCTTGGTTATGCCCCGGACGAGGTGAGCGAATACCTCAACCTCGGCCTTCCGCCGCACCCCGACAATCTCGGGCGCGTGCCCTTCGCGCTGCAGCCGCTGCGCGGCGAAGACGCGGCGGCCTCCGAAAGCGCGGCGCCGCAGGCTGCCCTCGATGCGACAAGCGGCGTGCAGGACACCGCGCTCAACGGCGCGCAGATTGCGAGCCTCATCGAAATCCTGCAGAACTACGCGCAGGGTCTGCTCACCTCGGCCGGCGCGGTGGCCACGATCGCCGCGGCATTCCCGGCGCTCGATGCGGCGCAGGTCGCGAAGATCGTGGCCGGCGTGAAGCCGCAGGCGGCCGCGCAAGCGCTGCGCAGCCTGGACAGGATCGAGCAGATTTTGTCCCGCGCCGAGTCCGCGCCGCGCAAAGAGCCTGGGCAGGAGAAATTCGAGCAGTTTATTGCGCCGCTCGAAAAGGCCGCCCGCGACCGCTGGAGCCGGTTCTTCTTTGAGCAGCGCGCCCGCGTGTTGAAGCGCTTCGAGCTTGCCTTCCAGCGCACGGAAGTTGCCCTTCGCGAGGAGGTGGAGCTCTCGCGCATCTTCCCGCGCGGCGAGGAGGATGCGCAGCTGCTCGCGAGGCTCACTCCGCTTTGGACGCAGCAGCTTGAGGCGGGCTGGAACTTTCTTGCCGAGGAAACGGGCCTTCCGCGCGAGGAGCATCCTTTCACGGTGGACGATCCGCGCATCCGCTCCGCGATCGACGCGCGCCGCGTGCAGGGCCTTATCGTGAACGAGACGACGGAGGCGGACTTGAAGCGCATCCTGGCCGAGGCCACCGAGGCGGGCGACACGACAGCGCAGTATGCCGAGCGCATCGCGGCTTACTACCGGGACAACGGCGTGGGCGCGGATAAGGTGCGCCCGATGACGGCCGCGCGCACGCAGACGGCCGGCATCGTGAACGACGGGCGCCTCGCGGCGGCGCTGGAGGCGGGCGGGCTCAAGAAGTATTGGCGGCACGGCGGCAGCGCGGAGCCGCGCCCGACGCACCTGGATGCGGCGCGCACGTACACCGCGCAGGCGGCGATCGCGCTCGATGCGACGTTTCGCGTGGATGGCGAGGAGATGAAGGCGCCGGGCGATGCGAACGCTTCGATCGGCAACACGGCGAATTGCTCGTGCAGCCTGGGTTTTGTGAGGGCATAGGATCATGGAAACACTGCGTAGCGTCGTGACGGCGGCTGTGCGGCCGGTGGAGTGCGATCTTGAAAAGCGCATTCTGCGCGGGGCCGTGTTTGCGACAACCGGCGTGGCGGCCGATGGCTGGATCATCCTGCCCGAGGCGATGGAGCTTGGCCGCTACCAGGCGAACCCGATCGTTACCGCGCGGCACCTCGTGGGCGCCGCGCAGGAAGAGGAAAAGGGCGCCGCGCCCCTTGTGATGGCGAACGCGATCGCGCTTGTCGCCTCCTCTCTCGATCTCGTGGCCGAGGTGCAGTTTGCCGATACGGCGGCCGCCCGCGAGTGGGGGCACCTTTACGGCATCAATCCCGAGCGCCACGCGTACATGCGCGGCTGGAGCATCGAGGCCCCGATCCTTGAGCGCGCGAGCGTGGATTGGAAAACGGCGCGCACGCTTTCCGGGCCGCACTTCGACGCGACGCTTGCCGAGCGCCTCAAGGCCGCGCGCCCGAATGTGATGGTCGCAACGCGCAGCGAGCTGCGGGCGGTCGCCATGGTGCCCTGCGGGGCCGATCGCGCCGCCTTGACCAGGGCGCTCGAAGACGGGATCCACGCCGCCGGCGAGATTCTTGCGCGGCTCGATTTGGACGAGGCGGATGCGCAGCTTGCGGCGCTGCGCCGCCAGGTGGAGGAGTACGAACAACGGTGGATGGAAACGGACGCAAGGCTTGTGCGTCTTGAGCGCGAGATCCAGGCGCTGCGCGGCGAAGGGGCTTCGGCTGCCGCGCGGGGCGACTCCGAAGCGACGCTCACGGCCGTGCGGGAAATGCGGCAACTACTCGGTTAAATAAAAGAAAGGCTCGGTACAACGATGGACCCGGAACTGAAGAAAGAACTCGAAAGCCTGCGCGCGGCGCTGGCGAAGAACGTGGATGCGGTGGCCCGCATCGATCAGCTGGAGCAGAAGATCGTGGCCGGCGAGACGACCTTTGCGGCGGTGCGCAAGGAGCTCGACCAGGTGAAGCAGGTGGTCGACGAGCGCGACAAGGCGATTCGCGAGCTCAAGGAGCAGGGCCGCACCCGCGCGCTGGAGGTGGATCCCCTTCGCCGCCGCGGCGATGCGCTCACGATGCTGGGCATGATCGTGCGGCAGGAGATGGCCCGCTTCGCCAGGGCGGAGCTGCCCGCGCAGTTCCGGGGCGAGACGGAGCTCGTGCGCAAGTACCAGGAGGATGTGCTTTCCCGCGCAACCATGACGCCCATGACGGGCACGGGGGCGTATGTTGTCCCGACGATCACCGAGACGAGCATCCAGGACGCCGTCGAGGAGGTGAGCGACCTGCTGGGCCAGGTGGATATGATGACGGGCCTGCCGGCGGGCGGCACGTTCAACTTCACCTATCTCGCCACGCGTCCCGTGATGCAGCCCAAGCGGGCCGGCACCGACACGGCGATGACGCAGAGCGACCCGGTGTTCGCGCAGCTGCAGGTTTCCCCGCAGGAGACCTATGTGTTCTTCCCCGTGGACAACAAGATGTTCCTCATGAGCGCTGTCGCCCTGGGCGGCTACTTCGAAGGACTGTGCCGCGCGGCGATGGTGGACAAGCTCGCGTACTGGCTGCTGCGGGCGGATGGCACGGCCGCGTACAACTCCATCACGGGGCTGCTCGCGGAGACGACGGCGGATTACGTCTACGCCCTGCCGAACGGCAAGACGGCGTTCGGGGAAGTGACGGCGCAGGATCTCTCCAAAGCCAAGGCGAAGCTGCTCAAGCGCGGGCGCGGGCCGCGCGGGCGCTGGCTGATGGATCTTGAGATCCTCGACACCCTCGGCGATCTCGATCGCACGGGCAAGCTGCCCGTCGTGAAGGAGCGCGAGGATGGCAGCTTCTCGATCAAGGGGAATCCCGTCGTGATCGAGGAGTACATGCCTGGCCTCGACGAGAGCGCGGCGGCCACCGGCTTTGCGGCCGTGGGCGACCTGGCGACGTACCTCGTCGCCATGGTGGGCGGGATGCGCATCGCCTCCGATGCCTCCGTCAAGTTCGACAAGAACCAGACGGCGTTCCGGGGCGATGTGATCGTGGACATCAAGAGGAAGCCCATTAAGACGCTGGTGCTCCTCAAGACGGCGGCGGCGTAAGGCTGGACCCGTGGTGAGGGCCGGCAAAGTCCGGCCCTCACCGCACTGTGAGCGAACGGCAACTCTTCGCAGGCGGCGGATCGGTAGGCAGGCAAAGCAATGACAAAGGAGAAAATGGAAATGAACGGGAAAGTCAGTTTTGCAGAGCGGATCGTGAGCGCGATCGCCACGGCGGCGGTTTTTGCGCTGTGTCTGGTGGCGGTGTCGTGGGCGGGAGAAACGAAGTATTCGACGAGCGCGAGCGCGACCTCGCCGGCGGTCACTTTTGCGCCGGGAAACGGGCAGCGCACGGTCGTGGGGCTTGCGGCAAGCTGCGACAAGGTGCTCGGGCAGGTCAAGTTTTTCGCCCGCTCCGGGAGCGGCAAGCACCGCGTCACGGAGGCTTCGGACGCGGCCTCGACCAACGTGGTGATCTCGAACACGAGCTACGGCATCACGAACAGTGACACAGTCGTGATCGTGCACGCCTCGGGGGCGGCTCCGGAGTACCGCACGGTCGGGGTTGCGACGGCGACGAACTTTTCCATCACGGCGGGCCTTACGGCCGCGACGACGACGGATGATTTTGTCTACGAGGTTGCCCAGGCCGGCGCGGTGCCCGTGGGGGATAGCGCGACGGCGGCCGGCTCCAACACGGTGCTTAACATCACGGGGCCGATCTTCACAACGCCCGGCGATTCGCCGCTGCATGTGACGCTCGACTCCTCGACCAACACGCTGCTGCAGGTCGTGGTGGACTAGGCCGAAACGAAGGACTGTGGAATGAGCCTCTACATCGCAACATTGGACGAAATGAAGCAGGAGCTCGGGCTCACGGATGCGCAGGACGATGCGAAGGTCCTGCGCCTTATGGAGCTCCTGCAAGGCCGGTTCGAGGAGCATTGCAACCGGCGGTTCGAGCGAGCCGCTGGAGCGATCGAGTTTTTCGATGGCGGCAAGATCTGGCTGCTCACGCGGCGCTTTCCCCTGGAGAGCGTCGCGGCGGTGTTTGTGGATGACGACGGCGCGTTTGGCGCCGGGACGCAGCTGGAGGACGGAGACTTCAAGGTGAACCTTGAGCGCGGCCGCATTGCCTACGGCGCCGCAGGGCTGCCCTGGCCGGGCGGGATTGGCGGGATCAAGGTTGTCTATACTGGCGGCTACGTAGCCGCCGGCACGGCGGCGGCTGCGGGGCAGTATGCGATGCCCGAGGGGCTGCGCCGCGCGTTTTTCTACCAGGCTTCGTACGAGTTTCGAAATCGGCTTGTGCTCGGGCAGCAGAGCGTGGGCCAGGGCGGGCAAAGCGTGTCGCTTGCGCCCGCGAAACTGCTGCCGGAAGTCGCGGATGGGCTTGCCCCATTTGTGCGCAGGTAAAGGAGTGGGTCATGCGAAAGTGGATGGCGATGCTGTTGGGTGTTGCGGCCGTTGCCGCGACGATGGCAGTTGCGGGGAGCGCGGTGGAGCCTGTCACGTGCACGGTCACCAATGTGCGCGGCGAGGCGGCGGCCTCCGTGAGTGCGGGGCAGATCTACCGGGGAAGCACCCTCACCTTCACAAACTGCCAGCTGTATGCCGGCACGAGTGCGACGGGTGCCGTGCAAACGCTCACGAACGTGCTGGTCGAGATCTCGGTGGGGAATCTTTCCACCAATGTGGAGTACACGGCGAGCTCCACCAACGCGGCGGCCGGCACCTGGAACGCGACAATCACGGTGCCGGATCTCGCCTCCTGGACGATGGAAGTGCGCCTCACGGATGAGAACACGAACCAGTACATTTACCCGGCGAAGACGTTTGTTTCCGAGACGAGCATGTTCGATTGAGGAATCCGTGCGATGAGCGACGGCGTCACCATCACGACCAATGCGCAGCGGCTCTTGCGGGACTGGAGCCGCCTTGCGCCTGGCGTGAAGGCCGGCGTGCGGCGCGGCCTGCTGCGCGGGCTGCTGCTTACCGAGGAGGCGGTGCGCACCGGCGCGGGCGTGAAGCTGCGGCGCGAAAGCGGGCTTGCCGGCCGCCTCACGAGCTACGCGGCTCCCTTGGGCGACACGCTGGAGGGGGCGATCGGGTTTCGCAAGACGCGCGGCTTTCCCTACGAGCTCTCGCAGGAGTTCGGCGCCACGGCCAAGCCTGGAAAGGCTATGGCGATGCCGGTTTCTCCCAAGGCGCGCCGCCATGCGGAACAAGGCGGCACGGCGCGCGCCTTCCCGGCGCCGCTTTTCATCCCGGCCGGCACGCATGTGCTGGCGGAGGCCGGCGGGCGCAAGTGGGCGAATCAGCACGGGCGCAGCGGTGGCGGCGAGTTTGTGACGCACTACGTGCTCATCAAACGCCTCAAGCCGCGCCTCGGGTTCCGGAAGAACGTGATTGCATCGCTGCCTACGATTTCGGCGGAAGTTGAAAGCGGCGGGCGCGAAGGAGTGCGGCAGGCATGACGAGCGCGCAGACACGGGCCGAGATCTTGAAGCGCATCGCCGCGCGAATCTCCGCGCGCTACGGCGCCGCCGGCACGGTGGGCAAATGGTTTCGCGAGGTGCGCCGCGGCCCGGTGCGCCCGGCGGGCGGCAAGTTTTCGATTTGCACGGTGAGCGATGGCGGCCAGCGCAAGAGCGACGGCGAGGGCGGCGAAGAGGATGAAAGCGCAGTCGAGCTTGTGCTTTCCGTCTCGATCACGCTCCAGATTGCCGCTGCCTGGGACCGCGTCGGGGAGCAGGAGGATTGGAGCGCGCGCGTCGAGTCGCTGCGCGAGGAACTGGAAGCCTGGGCAATCGGCGGCTGCGGGGTGCTTTCCGCACAGTACGTGAGCGACGACCCGGCCGATGTGCTTTTTTCGAGCGGCGCTTCGGAGGCCGCCTGGGTGCTGGAAATGGAGCTGCGCCGTGTGGCGCAGAAATCGCAGAGCGCGGCGGAGCAGTAACGAAGGAGGGTATCGAGATGGCGAGCAGGATTCGGCGTGGCACGTTGACCGTGGGGTCCGGCGTGCCCAACCTGGCCAACGTGGATTGGCAGGACAACCGGGAGTTTGACCGCAGTAAGGGCGACGAAGAGATGAGCGGCACGCCCGTCGAGATGAGCCGCGGCGGCAGCGGCACGATCACGCTGCTGGCGGGCGCGATCTCGAGCGGCTACGCGACGAGCAATGTCGTCGTGCGCTACAACCAGGTGAGCGTCGCCAACGGCGTGGAAACCGTGGTGCAGAAGACCGTGACGTTCACGGGCGTCACGTTCAACCAGGGCGGCACGGTGCCGGCCGAGGGGCGGGGCGAAAAGAAGATCAGCTTCGACTATTCGACCTCGACCGAGGCGTAAGTTGCGGCGTGGCGGGCGAAAGAAGGAGTCGCAATATGGCAAAGGGTTTTGTGTGTGACGTGACGAAGCGGCTTGTGGAAGGCATGGCCGCGCGGGAGATCGAGATCCCGGTGATGGAGGGGCTCACCCTGGTTGTGCAGCCGCTCAAGGTGCTGGAGAACAAGAACCGCATTGTGGCCGATCTTTCTCCGGAAGTCGTGGAGGAGATCCGCAAGGCGGTGCAGGGTCTCAAAGCGAAGTTTGAAAAGGCGGCGAAGCCGGTATGAACGGGATTCCGCTTTCCATCCGCCGCGGCGGCCAGCTCGAGACGGTGTATCTGTCGACCCGCCGCTCTGGCGAGCGCGGCGCGAAGATGAGCCAGGCAAAGCGCGAATACCGCGTTGCGCAGCGGCGGTGCGCGCACTGCCTGCAGGAGACGGCGCTCATCGCCCGCAAGGCGGAGGCGCTTGCCGCCCGTGGCGAGCCGTGCGAGGGCGAACTGGACCGGCTCGCGCTTTCCCAGGACCAGGCCGCTGCCGCGGCCCAGGCGGCCGCCGAAGGCGCGCTAGCCCACGCGACGGAGCTGGTGCGCCTGTCGCTTGCCGAGTGCCATGGGGCGGATGCCGAGGCCATCATGGATTGCCTTACGGATCGGCAGCTGCACCAGTGCGTCGGGATCATCGAGACGGGGGATTTGCCGGAGGATTTTTTTCCGTCCCGCGCCACCCCGCCGAGCGCGAGCGATACCTTGCAACCTGGCGCAGATATTACCGGGCACTCCTCGGGCACGGCTACACCAGGGCCGACCTTGAAAGCGGGCGGGTAACGATCGAGGACGGCGCGCTCCTCTGCTGCGAGGAGGAGCCGCTCGAGACGGATATGGAGCTGGCAGAGGACAGGCTTGAAAAGCACTTCGAAAACGAGAATGCGCGGCGCGCGGCGGGGCTGCCGACGGATATGCAGCGCTATCTCGACGGCGGGGTTGTGAGGGATTAGGGCGTTATGGCGACAACGGCGCGGGAAATGAGTTTGCTGCTCAAGATCCGGGGCGAAGGCGCCTCGGCTCTTGCCGCGCTGCGCGCCGTGGCCGGCGGCATCGCCGACGTGGGCGGCGCGGCCGCCGGCGCGGGCCGCACGGTGGGTTCGATCTTTCGCGGCATGTCGGGCGCTGTGAATCTGCTTTTTGCCCCGCTGCGCTACGCCGGCGCCGGCGCCCTGGGGCTTGCGGGAGCGCTTGGGCTTGTTGGCGGCAAGGCGCTTTCGAGCGCGGGCGACATCGAGGCTTTGCAGCTGCGGCTCGAGGGCATTGTCGATAGCGTCGAGACCGCACGGCGGATCGCCGGCGAGACGATCAAGATGGGCATCGAAAGCCCGTTCACCGCGGCCGAGCTTATTGACGCGCGCGTGGGGCTCATCAACATCGGCCATTCCGGCAGCCGGGCGCTGCGCGTGGTGGGCGATGCGGCCGCCATTACGCAGCGGCAGATTACGGATTTCGTTTCCATGCTCGCGGGCCTCGAGGCGGAGCCGCTGCGGCGCGTGGGCGTTATCATGTCGAGCGACAACGGCCGGTACGAGTTTTCGTTTCGCGACAAGGCGGGCAAGGTGCTGCGCATGGCGGCCGAGACCCGCGACAAGGCGCAGGAGGCGCTGCTCAACATCTTCGAGATCAAGTATGGCGGCGGCATGCAGCGCTTTGCGAGCGCCTGGAAGGGCGTCACGAGCACGCTCGCCGATGCCGTGAATGCCGCTTTTGCTTCGATTGGCGACGGCATGATGCCCGTTGCCAAGCGCTTTGTGAACTCGCTCAACCAGGGCATCACGGAGCTCATCGATAGCGGCAGGCTCAAGCAGTGGGGCGAAGAGGCGGCGGGCGGGATCCAGACCGCGTTCGACTATGTTCGCGTGACGGCCGCGTACGTCAAGGATGTGTTCGACGGCCTTCAGGAAACAGGCCGCTGGGCGGACGCGTTCCAGATCGTCGCGCTGGCCTTTGGCGAGACGCTGGTGCTGGGCGTTGTGAACTATTTGCGCGCCGCCGGCGTCGTGTTTGCCGGCCTGGGGAAGATGATCGCAGGAGGCTTCCTGGAAGAGGTGTTGAAGGCCCCTGGCATGGGGTATGTGCGCCGGCAGGCGGCGAGCGACGAGGCGGTGCGCAGCCTGCAGGCGCGCGGCGAGCGCGGGTTCGAGAAGTGGGCGCTTGGCGTTGATCCGCAGGCCCTCGCGAAGATCGACGCCGATCGCAAGCGCGGCACTCCGTACATCGAGGCTGTTCAGCTCTGGGCGAAAAGCCTTTCGGCCGAGCAGCAGGCGCGCATCGTGGCCGGCCCCGATCGCCGGGCCGCAATGTTCCGTGGCGGCATCGACTCCTTCACGAAGGATCTTCCCGGGATCGCCGCCGAAGTGGCCGCCGCGACGAAAGAGGTGTGGCGCCAGGCGGCCGAGGATCTCAAGGGCACCACAGGCGGCCGAACGTTTTCGTTTGACGAGGCGCTTTCCTCCGTGCGCCTCGCCCGCGCGGAAAAAGAACGGCGCGCCGAGCTTGAAAGGGTGGCCTCCGAAAACGTCATGTACCGCGTGAAAACCCCGCAGTGGATCAACTACCGGGAGAGTAGCGATAGCGGCGTGCGCAATTGGCGCGAGGCGGATGCGCCGCGCCTCAATCGCTTCATGGGACCGGCCGGCAAGTATCGGGTCGGGGACAGGCTTTCCGAGGGCGGCATTGTGATCCGGATCGACAAGCTCGAGGTCAAGGCGAACCGGGTGCAGGAGCTGCAGGAGGCGCTTTTCCGGCAGGCCGTGGAGCCCAGGCTGCATGCGGGGGCGAACTGAGCATGACGATCATCTCCACCAACTACACGACGCAGCCCGGCCCCTACGGCACGATTCAGATCGTCGAAAGCGGCCGCTGCACGCACGACGAGGCCGCCGGCATCACGGGCTATGCCACGCGGCGCTACGAGATGGTCGCGCTCCCCAACACGTCTGGCGCCGTGCTAAAGAGCCTGGACGGCACCGTGCCGCGCATCGTCTACGTTTCCCCCACATCGGGGCGGGGTTACTTCTGCGTCAAGGTGGAGGCCCTTGTGCGGCCCCTGGCGCCGGTTCAGACGGCCGGCCCATATGTCGGAAAATCCATCCTTCGGTTTGAGATCACCTGGCAGCAGGTGGGAGGGGTGGCGTAATGTTCACATTCACTCCCACAACCTGCGCGCTGCACTTTGCTAACCGTAACGCAAGCGCCTCTGGCTATTTCAGCATTCCACAGGTGGCTGTTGTCGAATCGATCCGCATATCTGCCGGTGCAGCCATTGGTACAGCGGTTGTGTCCTATCCAAGCCGTTATGCCAAAGACATCTCTTATCGGATGGGCAGCAGCGTTCGCATTTCAATCGGCGGCTCGACTGTGTTTCGCGGAATCATTGGCGACGTGCCCGCAGAAATCTCCGTTGAAACAGATCAGCACCGCCTGATGTTGTTTTGCGACAAGCGGCTTTTGGAACGCACAACGATCGGGCAGCCCGATGTCGCGAGTCTTGCAGCCGACGGAAGCACGCGCTACGGCTTTCGCGATGTTGGATTCGACATGACTTTTAATCCTGCCGGCATCGGAAACAAGAATGCGGAAGGTCTTATTTTTAGCTTTGGAACTGCAGCAGTACCATGGACCCTGCGCACCATCATGGAGTTCCTTTTTCACTGGTATGGAGCACTTGACGAAGTGCGCTGCGATGCGGTTTTGCTGTCCTCTGCCTGGAATCATGCGCCTTCCGGTTTATGCCTGACGGGGCAAACTTTGCTGCAGGCGGTGGATCGTCTTGCCACTTTGGCGGGAGAGTCATGGGCTCTTTCGTATGGGGTGGAGTATTCGTCATTCGTCACTGTCTGCCCAGGTGTTGGCCGGATTCGTCCCGTTTCGATGGCGGCTCCGAAGATGGGCGGCACAGTGCAAAACGCGAATGTGTTGAGTCCCATCAGCGTGCGGCCATCATTGAACGTCTCGCGTTGCGTGGATTGCGTGCAGGTGGTCTCCGCGCGCACGTTGATTGAGCACACGTATTACAGCGGAGGCACGAATCCGCTGCTGGTCAAGCTGGAGAGTTTTGTCGATCCGAAATACAGCTATCGCTACATCACAGATGTCGGCGCCTATGAAGACCACGGTCTAGGAAAAAATAGAACTGCGGGGTCGGCTCCAAAGCCATGGCACAAGACACTTCTTACTCGCCGCACGAAAGAGGGCAATGCGTATGTGACGGCTGCACAGATCACCCTGGATAAGTATAAGGCTGCATTTGATCCTTTGCCCGAGCCTTTTCTGTGGGTTTCCAACACTGGTTTGACAGCCGATGCAAAGCTTGTTTTGGGTGGGTATCAGATCAACCATGATGCCGCGTATCTCGACGTGGAAAGCGTTGTCGATGTTGCCGGAGAAACGAATGGCAAAACGACCGCCCTTACGATAACTCCAGAAACCGTTCGGTTTTGGCTTACGGTCGTTACGGAATTGGAATTTCCGTCGAGCTATCGCACGGAAGAAGCAAGCGGTTATTTGCCGCAACGCTTCAACCTTTTGATTGAGCAACGCGCGCTCGTTCCTGAACAGCGCTACCGCGTGACACTGCCGGCCCTTGGAACGGATCCCAATGGAGTTGTTTTTTTGGCAGCGGATTCTGTCGAACGGTACGTCAATGTGAGCACTCAGCTGGTGGAGATCGCAGGCAACGCGCTACGCGAAAGCAGCCGCGTGGAGCGCTCGGTTGAATTGGAGTTTCCATTTTTTCCAGTTGTATCCATCGGCGAGCGCATCCGTATTTTGGGCCGCTCTGTTCCGCTAGACGGCACGGAGGTTGTGGTGGACGTACAGTACGATGTTGATCGGTCATACACCACCATGGTGCGCGCAACAAATATTGTGGCTGGAGTAAGAGCATGAAGCAGCTTCAACAAGTAAATAGCTTGCGAAGCGGCGATGTGCGGGTGTGGGGAGGTCTTAAGCAGGCTCGTTCGCCCATGACTGTGAAGCCGCGCCTCAGCGCCGAGGAAGACGATTTTCCGTTCCGCGTAACCGTGGAAGATGCCGGCGCGACCCTGCGCGTCGGCCAGGGCTATATCTGGATCGGGAGCATTCAGCCCGTGCGTATCGGCGGATCCGGGTTTCCCTCGAACGGGGCGGAGTACGACTGGCCGGGCGTGGACGATACAGACACCGTCGCCCTGGGCGCGTTGGCGGATGACGTGTACCTGCTCTACATGAAGACGCCGATCTCGCCGGATAACGGCTATTTCACGGCCTCCTATCGCCCGTCCCTGGGCGTGTGCCCGGCGCTCACGGATGACCGTCCGCTTGTAGAGGATTTCAGGGACCGCGCGAAGGATCATGTGATTTCCCGCTTCACGGTGGCTTCGGGAAAGATTTCCGGCAAGCCGCGGCAGGATCTGCGGCAGAACATCCGGGGCACGTGCACGGCGGAGCACTGGTACGACGGGTACGACGATTTCTTTTACACCCGCTATGCGCTGTCGCTGATGGCGGCTCCGTATTGGGTGCGCGAAGTGTTGACGCACCTTGAAAGCGGTGTCCCTGTGCCCTCCGACGTGGTCGATGAGGATGGCGACATTGTGCACCAGTTTGCTCAAGAGGAACTGGCGCGCCCGGCAGAGGAGACCGAGGTAAACGGGGGGAGCGGATCATGAGCCTGGAGCGGCGCAAGAGCCTTTATATCGATGTCGCGAAAGCGGGCGGCGAGAATCCACTGCTCGACAAGAAGACGGTGAACCAGGCCTTGACCCCGAGCTTCGTGCAGGGCGACCGGCTCACGCTGTCCTTATTCTTTCGCTCGATTGCCGACGCCGTCACGACGACCGTTTCCGATGCGGTCGAGCTGCCGGCTGGCGCGGCCGTTGTGGTGGGCGGCGCGGTGAAGGGCGATCTCGATGCCGGCACGCTCCTTTTCTACGCCTCGGCATTCTCTTTGCAGGGCTCAGGCGACGATGCCAGGTACGACGCGACGCTCGATCTTGACACAGCCGAAGTCGAAGACGCTTTGGCAGAGAGCGACAGCGTCGAAATCCGGATCGACGTAGAGGTGCAGGATGCCGGCAACGCCGAGCGGCTGACGTACCAGTTTGACGCTGTTCTTTACCGCCAGGTCTACGCCGCGCAGCAGCCTCCACCAGCCCTTGGCACACAGGGCGACGGCTTGAGCCGCGTGGCGGGAGGGAGCTTCCAAATCAAGGATGTCGTCACCGGGCTCTGGCATGGTCTTTGGCTTGAGAACAGGGTACTCACCGTTGGAGAGGGGGAAGAATAAGATGAAGCGCGCACTACCCATTGCCATTCTTTTCGCTGCAGCGGCTGCGCGGGCCGAGCTTTCCGTTACCGTTGGGGATGCCGTGCTTGTAACCCGCACCTCCGCGACGCTCGCTGTCACCTGTGTCGATACGGGTGTTGTCTCGATCGTCTGGGGCACCAATAGCGGCGGCACGAACGTGAGCGCCTGGGCGCACACGAACGCGTTTGGCGAGCTTGGCGACGAGACGGCCATGACCAACATCACCGGCCTTTCCGCCGGCACGGTGCACTACTATGCCGCCTACGCAACAAACGCCACCGTCACCAACTGGTCGGCGATCGCGAGCTGGTCCACCTTGCCGGCCTCGACGACAGGCAGTGTCGCAAAGGCGTGGATGCGCGGCGACTCGGTCACTGGCGCCGTCGACGAGGTTGCCCGCGCCATGGCCGGCTCCACGGCCGCCGTAGTGAGCGTCACCTGCGACGACGCCACAACCACAAATCGCGGTTCGGCCAGCTATCCTGTAATCACGCTATCGGATTCCGCTTCCGGGACACTGGCGCGCGCAGCCGCTGCGATCGGTAGCGACGGAAGCGTAACAGGTTCTTTGCTTCGCGTCGGGGCGGCCATTATCACGGAGGATTACACAGGGATCGCTCCCGTCATTTACGGAAGCGAGTCGAATCGTCCCGTGTGCTTGCTCCAGGGAACGAATTTCTATGATGCCACGAAGGGCACCGTTGTGATTTCGGATACGGACATCGATATCTACATGCCAACGGGGGGCAGTTTCGATGTGCAGGAAACGGATGGCACCCACCGTTTTATGTGGATGGGAACTTACTGGTCATTCTGGAACACGACGATTTCCAATGTTGTCGTGCGCGGTACGATTTCCGCATTTCCGGATCTGGCCGCCAGTCTTGCATTGCCCTACACAGTCATTACGAACCCGCCTTGGCTCACAACCGCGAGCTCTCTTGACTACGGCAAGCTCACGAATTCCCCTTCCACGCTGGCGCGGTATGCAGCCAGGTCCACTTCCGGCAGCGAGGTGTACGTCACTGCGACATCGACCGGCATCACGGCGACGCTGTCCGGATCCACGGCAACGTTCACAATCCCCTCCGGAGTCATTCCTCTCTCTGCGCAGATCCGTGTGCCGGCAGGCTCCGGTACAACGCTCACCCTGGCAGTTGGCACGAACTGGTATCCCAACACCGGGTGGAGCGATCGCTGGGGCTTTTCAGCTGCTGTATATCGCGAGGATACGGGGGCGCAGGTCACGAGCGCATCGACGAAACTATCTCCCAGCACCTTCACCGAGGGGCAGGTGCTCGGGCTGGTAGATACCGTCGTCTCTCGTGTCTGCGTGGAGTTTCAATGAGCCGTTCCGTTTTGCTGATATTGCTTCTGTGCGCGGCGTCATCTTTGTTGTGCGCTGATCCGCTTCCTTTCCGGGCCGCCATCGATGTCCAGGAGGTTGTTGCGACGAACACGGCCTGGCAGCTGTTCGGCCGCGTTTATGACACGTCCGTCGCTGGCTTCACTGGGCTCGATCTGGCCTCCAACGATCTATTTGCCTGCGAGACTCCGCTGCAGGATGTCGATCTGTACCGTGTCACATCCATCGAAACGCAGAACGTGGAGTGGGCTCGCTTCACCGTGGAGTATCTCGGCACCGGGGCCACTCCACGCGTCGGCGCCCCGGTGGCGGGCCAGGGCTATCTGTGCCGCGCTTTTGGCACAAACGGTGTTGCCCTGCCGCAGTACTATGGCCCAGGCGGTGTTTCTCCATTCCTCAAGGACGCCATTGCCTCCGATGCCATTCGCCGCCTTGCCGAGCGCCCGAGCGCAACGTCTACGAGCTCGCCAAGCGGTCCAGAGTCGGATCCTGTTTACTCTACCGGCGGCGTGTCTCGCGCTGGTTTGCGAGTGCAGGAGGGAACGTCAACCGTATGGTCGGCTGCGTCCGAGACTATCACCATCGGCCCGGGATCTTCGGTCACGAATGTGCTAGCGTCGACCAATTCAATTGGCGCTTTGCAGCTGGTGGGAAACACGCTGATCTACGGAACGAACACATTTTACACTTTATGCTTGGTGAATCGGTACACAGTTCAGCCCGTTACCAATGCGACATTGACGACGATTCTATTCACGAACGTCGTGCAGGATATTGAGTCTGGATTCGACACTTCCACAGGCACTTACTCCGTGAAAACGCCTGGTGCCTATATAATTTATTCCAACGCGCGTTTTGCGAATGCGACGGCAGGGAAAAACAACATTCAACTGCTTTTTATTGACGGAGTGGAGGTTGATCGCAGGTTTCATTATCCTCAATCCAATGGTGATGTGGATTCGTTATCGACTTGCGGATTTCAGTATTGCACGAACGGCACACTTATCCGTGTGTCTATGTACCAGGACACCGGCAGCACTCTGAACATTTACGGAGCAACCTATGGCGGGAACTGCTTTTTGCGCATCATGAGGGTGGGGCCATGAGTAATGTGTGGTTTAGCGCGATGCTTTGGCTTTGGACGAACGGTGTTTCGATGGATCCCCAGCCGATCGTGATGGTTGAACAGACGCCTCAAGGGGAGCGGCTGGCTGCCGGTTGGGATTATTCTGTTCCTCCCCCTGGAGAGTCTTGGCTGGCCTCGAAGGCGGCCAGTTCTGCGGCGTGGTGGGCGTCGTACGAGGCGCAGCGTAAAGCTGTTCCACAGGTGTTTGATCGCCCGTTAGAAGCACCGTATATTGTTGTTCTTGCCCCTTCAAGTGGCGTTGGTTGGGCCGAGGGGGCTTTGGATGATGGAACCCCGTATCGATGGCAGGCGCACGCCAGCCCGTTTGATCCTGCGAAGGCGGAGGCCGCTCGCCTGGCAGAGTGGAGCAATGCCGTTTTGATTGTGCGCGATTTGGATTTAACCAGCAACCAGGTGGCGGCGATCAGGTGGTATTACGGCGTTACCAACCGGGCTTCATTGGGAGCGGCGGATCAGCGCAAATACGACCGCATCGAGCATGCTTTGGTCCGTGCCATGGCGCGACTTTTGTTGAGGGCAATTCGATAGGCTGAAGTGTTGAAGCTCTATTTGAACCGAAAAAAAACCCGCCATAGAGCGGGTTTTTGTGCTGCATGGAATTGTTTTTTGTCAAAGTATTCTGTTTTGTCTGTC